CTTCGTCCTGAGTTGGAGGCCGCTGATCGCGCGCAGAGCGTACTTCGAGCCGTGGACCCGCCTCTCCGACCATTCGCGAAGGCAATTTATGGGAGCGCATGGGTTCCGCTCTCACAAGGAGAGGTTTCTAATCTGCTCGGAGTGAGCAAGAAAATCATGACTCATTTTGTGCAGTCATATTCTCGCTTTGGTGGCGGATATACCACCCCTCAGCAAGATGCTGTGATTGCGACTCGCCTCGGGATCGCAGTTGAACAGGTGGGGCAGGAGGCGATTTGAATGGCATAGATAGTCTGTCCTTCCTAACTCACACTCCTTATAATACATCTCGGTTCTGGATTTAAAGAAACTAGGATAACTACGATTCTACTTAGAACCCTTCTGAGAAATGGATGAACAACGCTTCAAGAACATGTTCATGCGGGTAATCAAATGCCTACTCACAATCGCCGACGACCACCTCATTAACCAATCCCGCGCGAATTCATTCCTCGCAATCCTCGCCGGACTAGCAACTGGGAGTTTCTATCCAATACCTACTATTTCGGCAGAGCTGACTCATGAGTATCTCCGATTGTATTCGAGCGTTGGACTGCATCCCATCTCGATCAAAATAGATGATTGTCCATTCGTGTTGCCTGAAAAGGATTACACTTCACTCCCAGTCAATCGCGCCGGGTGGTACGCTTACATTATTCTCCGATTCACATTAAGGCCCCACCGCGCGTCAATACTTATCCCTCGGTTGGAGCGTATCGCAGTACATCACCACCAGATGATCCAGGATGCGGTACACTTAACAAAGATCATCGCTATCTTGAGTTCAGCCACGATTACGCGTGAGCTAGTTGCCAGATGTGACTGGTGGAATAACGTGTGTCTTCAGCTTACGACTTCCTCCAGCGCCTTAAGTCGCTGTACCGTGAGTAAATTACAGTTACTTGCGAAGCGTGACTCTGTGACTGCTTATCGAGAATTTATAACTCGCGGTGGACATGAAGGGTCTTTAGCTAAAACGGAGTGGGAGCATCTCGAACCTGTTCTGTTTGTGACCCCCGTTAATGCACATCCTCTCTACATAGCAACGGTGCATATGCTCAAGGATCGACTTGATGACGGATCGATCTTTTCAGACGATTTTCCATTGACCCCAGTCGACTCAGTCCACTGATAATCCTCAGGCAATATAAAGAAACTAGGACAAGGTGTTATTACCAATCAAAGATACTACACTGATACCTACAATGTCCGGGTACGATTCCGAACCAGAAGAGGTCCTAATAGGAGACGATGAGATTCTCTACGGGGTAGGGTCCAATCGGGTGCTGCCTGCGCCCGAAAAGCGACTCAGCAGTCCTATTACTATTGGACTCTTGCAACGATTAATCGACTACACAACCCGCTTCTCTCTCGTACCATCCGTAGGATCAGATGGACCCGCTATCACCTGTATAAATCACATTATCAGTCGGGTACAGAGTGACCCAAGTCTTAATTACTCCAATATCCTGCCCCCGTTGCGTCAATTCTTGAATGTGGTGACAAAAATCGGAGTTATGCCAGAAATATTGGATGCTTTCAGTTATCCTGAATTGATGCAATATCATGACGAGCGAGAGACGCACATTGACACCGATATTGAATTGACATCCAAAATCCACGGCCAAGTCACCGATGCGTACCTAGAGTGGATCAGGGACGTTCTCAAGCCGGCGGAGTTCGAGCGTGCCAAGAAGCGCTTGCGCACCGTATATCGTCCGTCCACCCAACTCCACCGATCCGCCAAGGTCTCGGCTTATTGGAGCCGAGTCGTGGATCATTATCGTCGCCAGGATCGTACCCTGAATTACCCCCGGATTGCGAGTACGGACCTAATGGAGATCGCATCTTGTACGGACTACGTCATTTTCCGGGTAAAACAGGGGGATGATCCGCGGTGTTGGGGAAAGTGGAAATGTGCAACCTACGAACAGCTCCAAATGATCCAAGATGCCACGTTATCTCGTCATAATACGTATGCTGCACTCGCCATGTCGCTTCACAATGGTACTGACTCCCTCAAACATCAGGTAACCGCGTTGCTCAACTGGCATGACTATTGTTTAGAGCTGTATGGGAACGATGGATATGAGCTGATTAAAGCACCTGAGGCCCTCTACAAAACGTATATAACGAAGATGACTTCCGGAGATGTGTTAGAGTATAGTGCTTACGATCGCGCTGTGGACAAGTTGAGATTGAAAGAGAGACAACTCAACACTTTGACCCCGGCTGTTGATCGACTCCTGACAGTCGTCCAGGCGTGCACAACAATCGGGGATGCAGTCGAGCTATTCGGATTGATTAAGCTATCTGGGCATCCCTCGGTCTATGCAGACAAATCCGCGGCGTCAGTTCGTACAGAAGCATTACCACGTGACCCTTCAAGACCTCTAATGGTGATCCGAATGGTTAGGATGTTCAAACATATGATCTTGTCAGCATATATCACCCGCCACAACGGGGAATGGCCAACGCTCCGGCAACTACCAGGTATAGGGACCCAGCTGAAGCGTCATTTCAACAATCGTGCAACCACATTACCGCTCTATTCCTACCCTTTGAGTGATCTCGATGAGCTTCAATTCGGGAAATTCATCGACTTTGATTATTCCGAAGACTTCCTCAAGTTCTTGGACGATAAGTCCATTAGTGTCGGAGCTGAAAGGCTGTGGACTTTCTGGTGGCCGACCGCGGATAGGCCTAATCGACGTTTGCTACTCGAAGCGCTTGCGACTGAGAAGATAAATATGGTAGAGTTAGTCGAGCGAATGCGACGGGGTCAGACCACGCGCAACGAAGAGATTATCGAGCTTACACAGAAGGAACGAGAGCTGAAGAACGCAGCCCGGTGCTTTTGCAAAATGGTGTTGGCAATTCGATGCTTCTTTGTCCTAACGGAGTACAACCTTGGGGAATACTTAATGACCGATTATCTTCCACAACAAACAATGACAATGTCTGATTCTGCAACAAAGACTCGACTTTACAACATGGCCTTCAGGGCGACGGACAAAAACTGCATCGTCGAAGAGGTGGACTTCTCGCGCTGGAATCTCAGATGGCGCCGTTCTAGTGTGGATAGCATTGCGTATGTATGCGAAGACATTTTCGGTCTGCCCGGGGTCTTCTCTCAATTCCACCGATTCTGCACACGATCCACAATTGTGTTAACCGATAAGCACTCACTCCCCCTCGGTGCGATGCCGCAAACTAGTGCTCACAGCTGGCCGGAGGGAGATCTAGTATGGAGGAATCGTCATCTAGGAGGATTTGAAGGGATTCAACAAAAACTTTGGACAATCTGCACACTAGTTATGCTGTATCTCGTATTCCAAGGATTATCATGTTCATTTCTTATGGCCGGACAAGGCGACAATCAGATCTTCGTGCTTAAATTCCCTCCTGGTACATGCAATAAGGCAAATTTGATCTCTTTCCTTGCTCGGCTAGAAATGGTATGTAAACAGGTAAATCAGGAAGTAAAACCTGAGGAATGCATTGATTCTTCAACTGTTCTTACCTACAGTAAAGAAATATACGTGTCCGGTGTTCATTACCAATACAGTTTGAAGTTTTTATCCCGAACTATGGCTGTTCACGACAGTGACATACCTTCCTTTTCCGCTGAAGTCTCTTCTGTGAGCTCGGCTGCCCTTATGGTTGCTAACACCCTTCCCATCCCGCTTCAGGGGCATTGGTGGCAAACATTCCGCATAATTCGGATGATGCGTGAACACGCGCGATTTTCCGACAATAAGGACATATCTCTACTCCTTGAGAAGATCTTCAGGAATCCGGGGTTACTACGCTTCATTTTATTACTTCCTGGCTCACTCGGAGGGCTGCCCGTCATGTCCTGGGGGCGATTTTTAATTCGAGGCGAAGTAGATGAATTATCTTGGGATATAGCCTCCACGCTTCGTCTCAAGAATGTCGAGCCATTACTCGCAGACTTCAATCTCCTTCTCGTGAAGAGATATACATCACACCGACCCGATCTCATCAGTCTCCTACAAGACCCGATGTCCATTCCTCTCCGGAGGCCGGCAGATCAAACTCGACTGATTCGGGAACATCTGGAGAAAAAATTGCCTCAATTGACAAAAAATACGTGGATCTATGAGATTATCTCAAATCATACAGGGCGTGCAGCTACCGAATTAGCGAAGGCATTATGCTCAACAACCCCTTTCTATCCTGTCATCATGGCGGACATATTCCAACAAACCCTCCCGGGGCTTCGCCAGGATATGTACGGGAGGTTCAATATGACACGAACCATTGCGTCTGCCGTCGGCGGTCTAAGTTTTGCACGGGAGATCAGCACCGCCTCTGCGACGCTGCTTGCCTGGATCATTACACGATATAATACGGCCCGGACAGACGTTAGTTTGTCCCCACTCTATCCAGAGCGAACTTTCGAATACGCCTGTCGTCTTCGAGGTTTCTGGGGCGTCTCCACCGGCGAACAACTCGGAACGACGTACGTCCCGCTTGCAAGTATGCCAACGAACTGCATACCGGGCTCACCGGGGATAACGGCATACTCGCGGACTCCAATTCGCGACTTCATGACCACCACCGGACCATATCCGCCTAATTTCGGGACCAAGACTAAGCAGAAAGTGAGCCAACACGGATACAAGATTGTATCATCTAGCGATACTGTCAAAGCCCTGAGGGGGTTGGTGATTACCTGTTCGCAAATCGCTGCTGGGCCCTGTTTGCGCCAAATAATTGATCGAATCATTCGATCCAGATCGCCTTGGTCTCTGGAAATGCTCGAACCCATCTTCCCGACTGTTTACGGTGGCGTTGCGGCTCATCGTCATGAGAAAATTAGGAACAAACTCTTTGGAATAATGGGAAATCAGACCCCTCCAACTCACATTGGCCTCTCCTCTGACAATACGGGTCCGTTGTCCGGGGGTCAAGAAGATTATTCGATTGTCTTCCAGGAATTTTATCTTAGCGCGATCAATATAGCACAAACTATCGCACAATTCGTCATCGACCCTACCAGACTCTTCGCGCTCAAATTCCCCATTCCTGAACTCCAACCGTTACCGATTGACCATGTCGAAGCCTTGATCGAGCCGACTGAGTGCGGCACTGTATCGCCGGATAATAAGTTAGCGTATGTCACCAAGCTGCAGATCAAGATTTTGACTAAGGCTCCTCCGTCATCTGTTATTCCTCCCCGTGCGCATTTTGGGTCACCTGCCCTTTTAGTCGCCAGTTACCTCCTCAACAAGCATAACGTCAAAACTGATATGACCGTGAATCCGGATGGGCTTGTAACCCAACCGATCGAGTGGTTCGATATCGCTGAGATCAACAATCTTACCCTCGAGGAAATCATCAGAGGGATGGCCATCGCGTGTTGCATCGAGTCGACATACCATATCTTACGACTCGGCTATCCCCTGCAAGTCATCACTAAGCACTCGGTCCTGTACTATATTGCTAGATGCTACACAGGAGGGATCGCTCGAACTCTTTTGCTGCCCGACTCACCACATCGATTAACATTGCAGAACGAGGGTATGTACCCTCCATTCGGGGCAAATGGACCATTATATCTCACCAAAAGAGTTGCAGGGAGGGTCGCGAATCTAGCTGAGAGATTTTTAACAAGCGGGTATATACCCACATTGAATTATCCCTTCATCGTGTTTGGGGACACAAGCGGAAGCGGAATTGCATTGATTCGAAAGCTCTCTTGTTTCTACCTAACCTATGCGATGAGTAGCGATTCGTCACGTCTATCATTTCCAAAGGGACTCCGCCAGACGATATTTGATTCATTCTTTATAGCACG